ATACTGGATTCATCGTTAATATCGGTGTGAAAGATAAACTCACCGTCTGTTAGACAGTAGTAACCGTCAACCCAGACGCCATCTATCGGATCGCCTAGTTCTGGATCCGTGACTTCGTTAAACCCCGTAGAGGGTGAATACAGCCAAAACTTATCGTCGGCTATGATTCCTTGGGTATTAAACGAATACGGCAGAGAGGCTGTGCCATTGCCTGTAATCGTACCCAAAGCACTTGATACGCCGTCTTTACTGACAGAGATAAAGTCGCTACCCGACACACGGTAATGGTCAACAAAACGCTCATTCCAGTTACCGCCTCGATCTTGACCTGAGCCAGTACCGAGTAGCGTTAACCCTGGAAGTTGGAGCATGTAGCCTTTAGCGCCAAACAAAGGTTTAGCCACGGCTGTCATGTTCTCTGGCAGTTGATCTCGATAGTCTGTTTCAACACCAATCTTGTCGCCCTTAATGAGGGTTATCGGAGTTTCCATTAGCCACGACCTGGGTAGAATCGGCGCCATCGGTTGAATCGGAATGTATTACCCGACCCTCTCGGCATTCTTGAAGGGTATTGAGTCTCACAGACCTGAGCTACAGCAGAAGACATCGTTGAATAGGTGGCTGTCGCTCTCGCCAACAGAACCTGAGGGACGGTTTTGTTGAAGTCTGGAATCAAGTTAATGGCAAGATTGGTCGTGAAGGCCTGCTTGTAAGCGCGGTCGACGCCAAAGATCGAATCAGGATTGGGCTCATCCTCAAAGTAATAACCCACGTTAATGTCTCGCGAGAACCATTCAGAGGCCATATCCTCAAGACGATCAAGGGCTACCGCTACATCTTCAGGGGTTGCCTGAACCGTTAGTCCTGATATGCGCATTTGAGAGTAAGCGCCATTAATGATGTCGATCTTTTTAATCGCCATGGATTAAGCCTTTGGTTTAGCCTTTGGTTTAGCCTTTGGAGTCTCCACAGGCTTCTTATCTGGATGGCAAACAGACCAACCGACAGCGATCTCTCGCGCCATATCAGTGGGTTCACACAACAGGGTTTCACCGTCTTTATACAAAACGCATGACATAATATTTCTCCATTAAAAAGGGGCCCGAAGGCCCCTAATGGTTAGAACGAAACGGCAACGCCGTTCGCAGATGGATTGCAGTTGGTTAAACCGTACCAAGTGAATAAACGGAAGCGGAACGTCATATCGTCGATATCTCCGTCGTACACCATGTACATATCTAAACCAGACTTCAGCCGGCTAGTCACAACCTTATTGCCGGAGAACTGCGAGAAGAGATTAGCGGGGATAGACCCACCAACAACCTCAATAGAGTCCTTAGCCCAGAACAGGTTGGTCTTAGCTGATGCGTCGATGTTGAGACGATTAACCGTCGCAGTGTTGAGGATCTGCGTATTGATGTTCGCGTACGCTTTCTCAAGAACACTCAAGCCAGGATCATCTAACGCAATAGGCTTAGGATAAATCGTTAGGCTTGTACCGCTTGGCTTTGCGACAACCGTAAAGGTCATTGCCTGATTGGTCTCATTCTTATCCGCGAGACCTATAGACTTAACCGTAGTACCACCGTTAGCGATTGAGATCTTATCGCCAACATTGTAGGAAGCGCTGGCTGCTACTGGGATCGTCGCTGAACGGTAGTCGAAGTTGGTCACAATACCGGTTGTCGCATCAACTGTGCCGCCTTGTGGGGCGAACGACTGATCCGCAGTCACTGTGGTTGCCGGATCTGCTCCACCCACCAAGTTAGGCAGGTATGAACCGGTGTAAAGGTCGAACTCAGCCACGTTCTGACCGATCTGGCCAGTCTTCCATGTGGTCTCGGGACGGCCCTGTAACGTCTGACGTGCTGCCAAATCACTGGCATACGTCAAGGTGTCTCGATCATTTAGAACAAAGCAACGATCATCAGCGACGGCTTGACGCTCATTTAAGAGTGCCTGACCTTCAGCGACAAAGTTATAACCTGATGTCGCGTTACTGCGATAGAAAAGAGAACCTGTGTTCTTAATCAGGGTTGCAATAGAGGAATTTAACTCTGTTGCTTGCTGACGACCAGACTGCTTGCCTCGGCGCTCCCAGAATGTCATGTCTCGCAGATCGTCTGCACGTTGCTTAACAAAATCATTCTTAGGCGTACCCAGAATCGCTGGATAGGTCTCTTCGATAATGCCAGTTTCCTGACCGGTTAGATCCCATCCTTCAATGACGGGGGCGTGTTGTTGAACAGGACGCCAGACAAAGTTGCCTGCGTTCTGCATGTTTTCAGCGTTAGGCTCAAAGACAGTTGTCTTCTCCACTAGCTGGGTTTGATCTTCATACGTGTCTATAGCGTTCTCAAAGAGAACCTCTGCTATCTTGCCTGTATCGGCCATAATGACTCACCTATTAATTTACCAATTGGATGGGTCGTGTCCTGCCGCCTTGGCTGCTCGTCTCGTGTCGATTCTGGCTTGCATGTCACCGCTTTCAACAGCTTCCTTGTACTTCTTCTTCAAGGATTTAACTGCTGCGGTCGCATTGCCATCACCACCCTTCAACTCAGAGCCGGGCTTTGGTGCACGACTAACTCGTTTTGTGGGTGAGGCAGTGAGCTTTGTTTTCAGTTCTCCCAGATACAGCATCGCATCCAGCCCCGAAGGATCAGAAGAGAGATGATTGGTGAGTGCTGATAACGCGGTAGGATTCTTACCTAAGTGGAACCAAACCTTTTCGCTGCCTTCGCCCTGCTTTGCCAGCTTGGCGATAAATGCATCGGCTAATTGATCACCCGAACCCGGGCGTATTCGGTCTAAGCTAACTCTTACCAGTTCATCTGCGTTCTTATAATCATCCGCAGTGATAAGGCCACTTGAGACCAGCTTTGCTGCATTACCATAGTGCTGGTCGACCGCTTGTTCTGTTTCCCGCTGAAGTGCCGCAACAGCTTGTGTTTGCTGTTGTGTCTGTGTGTGCGCGTTTAACTTGTGATCTAGCCGGCTGTCGTAATAGCCGTCCATTGCACTGTTATACGCATCCTCATCATGATCAAAGTCCTCAATCCGTGGCCTCTTTGGCGGCTGTGCCGCAGGCTGGTTTTGTTGGAGCTTGGTAAGTTGAGCTTTTAAATCAGCGTTCTCGTCCTCTGCTTTAGTTGCACGGGCCTTTAACTTGCGCCGTACAGTCGCAACATCGGAGTCAGTAAACTTGCGGTCTTCTTGTGATGTCTGTTCATCACTTTGCATCCAGGCTTCTACATCACCTTCTTCTGATCCTTCATCGGGTTCTGCATTTCCCAAGTCTTCGTCAGTGTCTAGCGCTGCCTTATCAACAATCTCAGCGTCCGATCCGGTACCTTGCAGGGTAGCCTTGTCGTCGTCAGTGTCTGTTGATGCGTTTTGTGCCTTTAGCTCTTCCAGAGTCTTTACACCCATTTGTTAATTCCTCGTCAATGGTTACGATAATCCTGTGTCTGCCACACAGTAGGCTTGAGTAAGAACCGCGCTCCCGCGTAAACGAAAAAAGGCCACCGAAGCGACCTTTCAAACGAAACCCTCTAAGTGCGTCTAGTTAACTGACGCCCTTACAGGTGAAATTAGTTTTTGTGCGTTATCTATCTGCTTACCGAATGTCTCGACCTCAGTCTTGTTAATATCAACACCGGCTTTCTCTGCCTCGATCATCACCTTTTGTCGGTTGGTCTGGGCATTGAATTTATCAATCTCTTTATCCAATAGTGCGGCCTGCCCTTTCATCATCTCTGCCTGACCGATCAACATATTAGGATCTTCTTGTTGGTTCTCTTGAGCTTGAGCAACCGCCTGTTTCTCCTCATCAGTCTCTGGATCTTTAACGCCCAAGAGAACGAGCTGAAGTCTGGCGTAATCACGCACATCATCGAAGTCCGTACCATCCATTAGCGCCATATACTTCATCATTAAGATGTTGTGCATAGGCGTACCCTGCTGGGTGCCATTGATCAGCTCTTTAAGCTCTGAGCGGGTCTGTTGTTTCTGAGAGGTAAAGCTCGGGCCGACATCGGCATAGACATCAAAGGCCTTGTTGCTCAAGTCGTTTAAAGTCACTAACGTCATGGTCTCTTTATCAAGCACTTCATCCATCAGCATGACTTCTTTTCGCGTGCCATCTGGGAGTGACATCATTACCTTGCGTGGGGTGTCATAAACCTCTCTGGCCATTGACGCGAATATCTCGCCGTCTCTTCGCATTGAGTGTTTGTAGTTGGATTGGAAGATAAAGGTCTGCATGTCCATGCGCTCTTGGACAGCAAGCACGGCCTTTCCAGACATATCAGGATCAGCAAGATTCTGAGGTAGTCCTGGGTTAGCAACGTCCTCAACCGCTTGGCGTGTTAGATCTATAGCTTGAGTGAGCGCGAGCGGTACGGTCTGCTCTGGTAGAGTCCCCACAGCACCGAGAGGTAGGTCTTCACCGGCAGC